GCGATCGGCGAGACCGTTACCGGGCTCGAACCACCCCCGAGGTACTCGGGGCGCTGCAAACGCGCGTCAGGGCTCGTCACGTTGAAATGAGCCTTGATCTTCTCGATATACCGCGTCCCACCACGAGCGTCACGCTCCAGCAGCTTCTGCAGCTGGAACGCTTGACGGAGCTCGTTAATCGTCGCCGCCGTAGCGTCCGAGAGATCCACCTGGAGAAGGTTCCCAGCCGACAAAACACCAGCGGCCGTAACCACCGGGTCACCCGCGACACCGGTACCACCCACATCGAGATCCAAAATCGCGCTCGGGGTGGTCTTGTAACGAACCCCGGTCGCCGAACCGGCGGCAGGCCCTACGACATCGGCGTAGGTACCCAGCGGCAAAGCCACCGCATCGCCCTTCTGAGGCCAGGGCAGGCAAGACGTGAAATAGTCGTGGCGCTTACCACGACGCAACAGAACGTAATCCGCAGCAGTGTCAGGACCATCGTCCATGTCCACCACAACCGAATCCTGCAAATTTTGGTCACGAAAAAACTCGTTGTACACCAAATTATAAGCCCGGTAATGCAACGAATCATGCTCGGGCCCCGTCAACGGGATACCGAAGTAATCCCCCAACGAACCCACCGACACCGCACCACCCGGCATCTGCGGGACTAGGTAATCCGTCCCCAGGTCCGCCGGATCGGTCAGCTCGCCCATGAACTTCTGGAAATTCGACCACACGAGGCGATACGGAATCGCAAAAAAGAACGTCTCCATGTACATATTATCCATGATCGGCTTCAACGGCGTAGCCAGCCGCGCAAAACCCTGCATAGACAGCTGAAACGTGTCCCCCGGAAGCGCCTCATCGCAGTAAAACGGAATCAGATACCCAGCATCAAACGTCGTCTTATAACCAAACGACCGATTGAACTGAGAACGCTGGATCTCCGCTTGAGGAACCTCGGAAAACTTGTGACCGAGCTGAGAAGGCATCTTCATGAAACGCGAAGCTCCTTGAGAGTGACCGCGTTACCCAACGACTCGAACGCCCCCTTGGGCTCGAGACGACCCGTACCCTGGTGGTACGAACCGATACAAAACAGCGTGTAATCTTCGGGGTGCTTCCCCATTGGGGAATTCGGATCCTGAATCGCATCGACGAAACTACGCAGCGCAAGACCCTGCGTCTCCGCAAAGAAAGGTCGCAGATAGGCTTCCGCCTTACTGTCGAACACCGCAAAAGCAAGCAACATCATGGGTCACTCCGAGGGAAAAGGTTTAACCGCGATCTCGTACACACTTCACGCACATGCAACCGCTCCGCTCCACGCTCACTGACCCGCCGGACACTCTCAGGTAAACGCGCACTCTTGACAGCTGCGAGATCACCCTCCGACAGCCGCTCTTCGTAGTACCGAGGGGGCCGACACGATCGACCACGCACAATGACTTCGTCACTAGGAAACACCTCCTCACCGAACTTCGCGAACCAACCGGCGCCGATACCCGGACGCCGAGACATCGTGGCAAACTCAGGCTCCACCTGAACGAGCTCACCCGTTAACGGGTTTACCCGCTCGTAATGGGCAGCAGCCCGCTGCCCCGTCACCTTCTTCGTCACGTACCGCGCGATATACGCAGCAGACTCAAAATTCAGCGTCCCAACCTTAGACATACCGAAAGGCCAAAGACGCTCCAACTCAGCAGAAACCCACTGATCCGCACCTGACTTCGACGCCTCGCACTGCACCTTATCGCCAAAATCGAAACCGAAAAGACACGCGTGGTAATGCGGCCGTAATTCCCGTTCCCCATACTCTCCGCAATGGAAATACCGAGCGGAAGCTCCACGCCTACGTAGGCGGCGGATAAACCCAGGAAACGCCAACTTATCGAGCGAGCCATCGGCAGGTAGGTGATCCTCATCGTACGTCAACGTCACCACGCAATTCGACTCGTGCAACGAACTCTCGTGCATGATACGAATCGCCCACTGCCGAGAACGCTCGAGGCGACAACCGATGCATTGACCGCAAGGTAGAGACTGACGGAAACCGTCCTTGCGGTCCCGTTGCCACGGATGAAAGCACGGCACTTACCAACACGCGAGCATCGAGTGATAGCGATCTCGCGACCACCGGCACGCCGCATCGAGGAAATGCCACGTACACCGACACGGCAACACGTTCACCGTAATCACAAACGGATACCGCCCCGCATGGGACGGTACGAATTCTTCGGATGCACACGCTGTGCAGCCTTCGAAAACACCTTCTTGGAATGACGCCTACCCATCGAGGAACGGCCAGCCATAAGACCTCACTATCGGAGGTAAGAGGAATGAAAGTAAGCTCACGCACAAACTAATAGACGCCCGGAAAGGAAAGCAATATACTAGGAGAACGCACGCGCGTAACGCGCACGCGAAAACATAGGAAAGCCCACCCGGGCAAGGAAAAAAACTCATGAAAACCGCAAGCCTCATCCAAGCACAAGAACGCAAGCTGGAACGGCAGAAACAAGCCTGCGCCGACACGGAGCACATGATCCGAGTACTCCGCAGGCAGCTCCAAGAAGAAACCGCCCCCACCCCAATCGAGGCGGAGGCGGCCAAGGGCAAGCGCCCTTAGGAACCCCGGACTGACCCAAAGGGACCAGTCCGCACAGTTACAACAAGAGAGTGAACTGTGCTACGCCGGGGGGGTCACCCCCCCCGGCACGGCGGGAACCGGAACAACCACCGGCATCGGCGGAACCAAACCCGCCCGCTCGAGGCGCTCACGGCCCTCGCCCGACTCCAACGCGTCGAGATACTCCGCCGGGTCGTTATTGAACTCCCGGCGAACCCTCGCGGGAAGCTGCAGGAAATACTTATCCGCAGCTCGCAGACGATCCAACGCCGTCTTATAATCACCTACGTCCGAGAAATCGCCGTAAGACGGCTCACGCTTCGCCAAATGAGACACCGCCTGGCCCTTCCGGGCCTTCGCGACAATCGCATTAATGTCGCACTCCTCACGCATGGACTGCTTCGTCCGGGCCTCGCCCGAGTACTCCACAGGATCAGCAACGAAAGACATTTGTCACCTCGTGTAAGTGTTACGCCACAGATCGTAGTAATCCGGGCCTGAACCAGACTGAGACCCACCGAAACGAGGCGCCCGCCCACGCGGGCCACCCAATCCACCGAAAGAACCACCACTCGCCGCCGGCGTAGCGCCCCGCGAGAACCGCCCAAACAGAGCTCCCGCAGCAGCAGCAGCCGCAGGCGCGATCGACGCCGTCCCGCGCCGGATATACTCGGTAGCCCTACCGAACGTACCGCCGCCGACCTGGCCGGCCACGCGACGAGCCGGCAGATCAGCCGAACCCAACTGAGCGTTCACGAGATGGCCCTGAGTACGCGCCGCGCTCTCGAGCATTTCACGGCGCGTAAGCGCCGTCTGCGCCTTCTGCTGACTAATCTGCGCATCGAGAAGCGCCGTCTGCCGGGGCTTCATCTGGGAATTCTCAATGAATTTCCCCGCCGTCTCTTGCTTCATGAACTTCAGCTCCTGGGACAAGCGGCGAGCATGCTGCGCAGAAGCCACCGCAGGACCAACAACGTCCTGAACCGTCGCAGCGCCCCCCGAGGCGGCACCACCACCAGGTGTGGACGCGCCGCCCTGAGCATACGCCAGCATGGGGTTGATACCTGCAAGACGCATGTCCTCCGTCGCTCTCTGATACGACGTATTCGACATCCGCTCTTGAAACTGCATCTGCTTCTGCACCTGATCCGCTTCGAACGCCATCCCCTCTCTCGAGAGGCGGACATTCGTCTTGTTCGCCTGCGACTGACCGTACGCAGAAGCGCCACCGGCGATAGCCGCTCCCGCAATTGAACCAAGAGCGGGGAGAATAAGCGGCCACATCAGAAGTGATCGATCAGGCCCGGAACGCCGTACAGCGGCATCGGCCGAGCACACTTGAGCGTCGTGTACGAATCAAACAAGAAATGCGGCTGAGTAGGGGTCGCAATCACGCGATCCACCGGAGGATTCTCCACGATGAACGCAGCCGAGAGCGTAGGAGGCGGAGTGATACCCGAACCGCCCACCGTCACGTCCTGCGACAAATGCCAAATATCGAGCGTACCCGCAGCATTCGAACGGAAAAGACCCGTAATCTGCGACGGACGATAACGATACTCCGCATACCGCTCTTGATACCCGAACACCACCTCATCCGACGAACCACCACCGCCGCCGTCGCTTAAAAGCTCCTTCCTGAACACCGCCTGCTCACCGATATGAGCCAACGCGGGCCAGTAGAAGTCGTACTGCGTCCGACGCGACCACATACGGTTGAGACCTTCTTGGTACGTCAGGTCCGCACGAACCGACACGATCCCCAGGAGCAAAGTATGCTCCGTAAACGACTTGATGAACCCATGACCACCAAACGAGCTCGTACCGATAGCCGCCAGATTCCCTTGTGGGGTCGTCGCGTCCGTGGAGGACGTTTGGGCGATCGGCGAGACCGTTACCGGGCTCGAACCACCCCCGAGGTACTCGGGGCGCT